GGTTTTGTAAACCGAAGGTCGAGAGTTCAAATCTTTCATCCGGCACCATTCTTATTTGTGGGGACACATGCCTAAATTTTATGATCCAATTACAGAACGCTGGTTCGATATGCCCACAAAGAAAGAGCCTGAAAAGGCTATTGTGGCTGAGGAAGATATTTACACTAAGGCTGCTAAGATCAATCGAATAAATAATATTTGGGAGGCTGTGACCAGCTCTGCGACGGCAACTCAGATCACTGGATAGTCAAATGTCTACAGATGATCCTATCGTCCACATGACACGAATAAATGTATCTAAAATAACAGAATACGTTCCAATAGAGAAGCAATATTTGCTTGACGCTCAGAAATACATTGAGCGAGCGCAAAAGTATTTGGATGAAGGTAAAGCGGCGCATGCTACCGGATGCTTAGCTAAAGCAGCTAAGAAGCTGCACAGATACAATGAGCATTGCAGAATATTTAGTAATGACTTCCTAGGTTTTATAATTGCACCTATGCTGAACAAGTTGTCTGAGCAAGTCTCTAAAAATATTTTGGGATAGGAACTCTGCTCAGCATCCTTCGTTGAGGACTGACGAAGAAGACGGAGAAAAAGCGGATACTGATGGTGTATTAGTTATTCGCATGGCTTGACACTGTAACGGATGTACTTACAGTAGTCACCGGATGCTAGATTCAAGCCCCCTGACTAGCATCTGTGCGATGGATGGTTTGAGCAACTATCCGAACAGAGCCCCTTAGCAATTCACCCTGCTGAGGGGCTTTTTCGTTTGCCAAATCGATGTTATGTGTGGGCATATGTGGAAGCCGCCGACTGATCAATTTACCGTAGATAGGCCAGTAGAGAAGCCAGTAACAGGCTGGACGGCAGCACCATGGGCGCTAACGGCTAAGGAAGCTCCTGAGCCTACCTCACAGCCTGCTTATCAACTTGATGAAGCTCTTAAAAAGCGCTACGGAATTGAGCTAGCTAAGGCTAACAATCCGTTCGAAGCGGCTTGCCGAATATTTAATGCTGACGATACACAGAAAGCCTTATGGGTCAGCATTCATTGGCTTGCCGATCCAATTGTTGCAGAAAGTAGAGACGCTTACCTAAAAGAAGCAGCGGAGAATGCTAAGCCTCTTGACAGGGAACAATTGGCAGCTAAGGTGCTCGCGCTGTCGGAAGAAAAAATCTTAAAGAATGGGGTTTACATCCCCACAATTGAGGCTAAGGATCGTATCGCGGCGCTTAAGTTGTACTCTGATATTTTGGGGTACACTGGTAAGGTTGAGATAGATAACTCCGTTACCAACAACACGCTTAATGAAATGACTATTAAGCTTGTTAAGCCCGATCCTGTTAAGCCTTCAGTAGTAATTGACAATGCTCCTAATAAAAATACACAATCTGAAATCACAAATGACCCTTCGCCAATTAGTTTAAAATTGGTTAAGGCTGGATGATTTTAGAGTTTCGCAATAGTGCGGAAATTAGGAGAAGATGCGATGTTAAAGAAGATTAGTTTGACGTTTCTTGGTTTACTTGCTCTTACTGCTGTTTCTTATGCGGGTGGTTCGTTCCAAGGGTACCCGTTAGTCGGTGGTGACGGTGCGACCAACTGCTTGAGCTTCGGCAACAATGGTGTTTGTAATCAGTATCAGCCTGCTGGTCCGTCTGATGTCACTCCCGGATCGACCATTCCGGCTGACACCAACATTCAGGGTGGCGGCTCTAACGCCAATCCGAGCACGGTCAACATTCCGGCTGTTTTGACTGGCGCTGTTGTGTGGAACGCTTCTCCTCTGACTGGCACGTCCACCACTCTCCCTGCTGGTGTCTCTAAGGTGGTTCTTACTCCCGCTGGCACCATTGCTGCGTACACGCTCACGCTGCCCGCTGGTAGTGCTCTGGTTGATGGTCAGGAGTTGTTCTTCTATACCAACAACACTGTGACTTCGTTCACCGTCACGGCTGGCTCAGGCACCACCATCACTCCGTCGATCACCACTCTGACGGCTGCGGCTCCTGTTAAGCTTATCTATGTGCAGCTGACTGCCACCACTGGCACTTGGCAGGCATTCTAATCCTTTCACAGAAACCTTTTAAAGAAAGGATTACAGATCATGCCTTTACCTTCCGGTTCTTCTAGAAATCAGCGGTTCATTTCGAGCCGTCAGCTTCTTCCTGGTGATTGGGCCAATGCTGTCAATGACAGTCAGAGTTCTACTCAGACTTCTAATGCCAGCACTACTCAGACGCAGGCAGGTGGTACTCCGATCACTAACGCTATCGCAGTTGTTACTACTGCGAATGCTAGTGACACTGTGACCCTTCCTAAGGGTTATGTTGGATTGGAAATCTTCATCGCCAATATTAGTGCCAATGCTCTGAACGTGTTTCCGGCTGTCGGTGACAGCATTGGCGTAGGGGCGGCTAACGCAGTGTATTCACAGACTGCTAGCAGGAGCGCGTACTATAGGTGTGCGAAAGTGACATCTGCTGGTGCAGCCACTTGGTACCCTATCGTTAGCGCTACTAATAACTAACTTCCTCCCTAGACTAGCCGCTCCCCTAAAAAGGAGCGGCACCTTTTTAAAATCAGCGGTGAATAAATGAAGAAATTCTTAATTGCAGCTCTGTCCGTTATCCCACAATTAGCTCTGGCTCAGGTTCCTTCCAACGGTCCCATCATTGGCGTTCCTGACAATACGCAGTGTCTAAGCACTGGCAATAACGGCTTCTGCAATCAATACCGTCCTGGTGGTCCTGCTGCTGTCACAGGGCTCGAGACTATTCCAGCGTACACAAATACAGGTTCTCCCCCTACTGCTGTCCTGGCTCCAGTTGATGCGCTGGCGACATACAATCGCAAAAATTTATCCGCTTACAATCCCATAGCGTTCGATACCATTGGCGATAGTCGAGATGCTAGGATGTTTGTTCTAGCTACAAATTCTATCGCTCTCAGCTCTGCTCATTGGTTCAATCAGGCGAACGGTTTAGCTAACCGCAGATATCAGCTAGGCATAAACGCGGGCGCTAGTGGTTGTCGCACCGATCAGTATTTAGCGCAATCTAACTTAGCTCCTCTGCTGGCTAGTAATTCACAGTGGGTCATTTTCGATTTTCCAGCATTCAATGACATGAACCCTCAGACGGGTAATGCTGGCATCACTGCTGCCACTTCCACCACACTTCAGACTTGCACCAACGCATCGGGCTCTTTTCCTTATACTAACAATAATGGCACAAACGTAACTTCTACCAATGTTGGTCAAGTTGTCGCTGACAATATCATAGCAGCGGTTAAGCAGTTTTTAGCTGCCGGTAAAAAAGTCATCATAACTCAAGAAGTCGGATCAACCGGCTTTGGTGTTTCTCAGATTACACAAATGTATGACTTGCGTGCTCGCATGGCAGCATTTGCTTTGGCAACTCCTGGTGTCTATGTTTGGGATGCTGGCCCAGCTCTCTGGAACCCCACTAGCGCTTCGAACGCCATCGCTTTTAAAACTAACGTCTCTTTAGACGGCACTCATTTTAAAACATTAGGTGGCTACTATGCAGGTGTCGCTTTCAACAGCTTCATCAGCGGATTAATTCCTGTTGCTGACACCACTATCTCTAATATCAATAACGTAAACTCTTCTAACCCCCGTCAGCTCATCAACAATCCGCTCTTCACTACTGTGACTGGCGGCACCAACACGACTTGCAACACCACAGGCACAGTTCCGAGCGGCTGGACGCTTGTTTGTGGGCAAGCTAGCACCGCTGTCACTATCACCAATGGTGCCGAAGCCAATGGCTTAGGAAATACGATCAGCTTGGCTGCCTCGTTCGCGAGAAGTACGAAGACGGGCATCCTGCGAATCTAGGTGACTCTTGTGCTGAATCATCGCGTGCTGTGATACTTGGCGACGACAGGCCGAACACGCTGTGCTTCGTCGACAACATCGGATACCTGCGCCATCCAATCCTTAGAGATGTCGACGGCTGGAATCATGCTGACTTCTCAAACGATCAGTTCTTGCCGCTTATCATGGCGTTCATTCTTCGGAATGGCGAGGCGCCAAGACCAAGCCTATTCATTCGAGGCACGAAGACCGTCGTTTCGATTGGCGTGATGGCGTTGATGCTCAAGCAATATTGGCTCTTGAACGTGGCGAACATCGTTCAGGGATACATCTTGAAATGGGGCCTAAGCGTCGGCGACGACCTGTCAAAGATCGAATCCAAAGAAGAACAGGCCAAGGCTTATTTAAACATGATCTGCATTTGGATATTTCTAAAGCGCATAGGCAAGTGGGCCACGCTGCCAAGGCCTAAAGATGAATGCCTAGGAGCTGTGGTTCAATACTATCAGCGCGGTCATGACTGGGAACCAAACTCGCAATGGCTGGTCGATCTGTACGAGAAGGCTCTCAAGCCCGAAACCCAGCCCGTCGAATCACTTCGGTAACGTCACAGCCGAAAGCCTTCGCAAGCTGTACCGCATCGGAAACGAACATCGGCTGCTTGCCGTTGATGATCTTATTGAGCGATGCGACGTCCATTGGACGCCCTTCGGAGTTCATAAGCTTTGGCGCAAGTTGTCGCTGACTGCCTTCCGGAGTCTCTTCGACCATGCGCTTGAACCACTCGGCATCATGCTTCATTGACCCAGTGTGTCCTAAATCCCAACGGCCGGCAAGTTGACAAGTCTGTAGAGTATTACTCTACACTATTGGGATAAGCCCAACGGCGGGGGATACTGAATGCGATTCATGCGGCCAGCAGAGTACGTCATCTATGCGTTTGGCGGCGTTACGGCAGCGGCGAACGCGATCGGACGGGACAAGGGATCGGTCTGCGCATGGAAGCGCCCGAGATCCCGTAAGGGCGCAAATGGACAGGTGCCAGGAAAAGCGCAGGCCAGAATCCTAAAGGTCGCAGAAGAGATGCAGATCGACATAACCCCAGAGGATCTGGTCATCGGCAGGATGGTTGGCGATGTCTAAGATATTGGTGCCAATGCAGGACGCATTTTGCCGCGAGTATCTTGTTGACCTCCACGGTCAGAACGCAGCGATCAGGGCCGGATATTCCGAGAAGTCAGCAAAGACCCAAGCCTCGACCATGCTCGCGGATCCAGACATTCAAGCCCGCATCGCCGAGCTCAATCAGGAGCGGCTTGCGAGAGTTCAAGTGGAATCTGACACAGTCTTACGGGAACTGTTACGGATTGCGACCTCCGATATTGGCGAAGCTTTTAAAGATGATGGCAGCTTAAAGCCACTCAAAGAAATCCCAACGGACGTGCGTCGGGCGATTCAATCAATCGAGGTTGACGAGCTGTTCGATGGCTTTGGTCAAGACCGCCATCAGATCGGTCTCACAAAGAAACTCAAGTTCTGGGACAAAAACAAGGCGCTCGAAATGCTCGGGAAGCACTTAAAACTCTTCACTGAAAAGCTCGAAGTGAGTGGCTCGCTGACTCTTGAGGCGCTCGTTGTCGCCTCGCAAAGGAAAGAAATCGAGGGGGATTGATGGCAAAGATCACGATCACGGTCGAGGACTCAGCCGATGGCAAAGTGAAGATCGAGGCCAATCCCACGTTTGAAACCGTGGCGAAAATGATCAATTCAGGTGGCGAGGATGTCACCGCGGCCCATGGTTACGCCATGGCAATGATCAATCGGGCCAGAGAAGTATCGAAGTCAAATGCACCAGAGACGACCATTTGGCTGCCTAAAGTAAAGCATCTCTAATGATCGATCCCGTTGCCGCAAGAAAGATACGCGAGTGGCGGCGAGATCCGGTCATGTTTGTCCGAGATGTCTTTCAAGTTGAACCAGACAAGTGGCAAGTCGAAGCGCTGTCAGTTCTTGGCGGTGACGCAAACCCCAGGCGCAGACTTGGAATGAAAGCCTGCACAGGTCCCGGAAAGTCAGCCGTTCTCGCATGGATTGGATGGCACAGACTCTCGTGCTTTGCCGACCGCGGGCAGCATCCAAAAGGTGCAGCACTGTCAGGCGAAGGACGAGACAACCTTCGCGATAACCTATGGGCTGAGCTTTCAAAGTGGCAGAGCCGCTCGCCATTCCTGAAGACTGCGTTCACATGGAATCAGGAGCGCATCGCCGCAAAGGACCATCCGGAGACTTGGTTCCTTTCGGCCAGATCCTACGCAAAAGACGCCGATACCGAAGCAATTGGTCGATCGCTCTCAGGTCTTCACTCTGAGTTTCCGTTCATCTTGCTTGATGAGATCGGCGCCATGCCGCTCACCGTTGGACAGAAGGCGACTCAGATATTCACCGGCGGCGTAGTCGATGGGCTCATCGCGGGCGCCGGGAACCCGACCAGTACGACTGGACTCCTCTATCATATATGCACATACGAGAACGAGCAGTGGGCGATCATCACAATCACGGCTGACCCGGACGATCCAAACCGCACACCGCGCGTTGATATTGAGCACGCAAGAGAACAGATTAGAATCTATGGGCGATCAAACCCATGGGTCATGGCGACAATCCTTGGACTGTTCCCTCCGCATGGCTTCAATACGCTCCTGAGTATTGATGAGGTCGAAGCCTCGATGTGCAGGCGCGCTGAGGGTGAAGCTGTCGCTGGAGCACAGAAAAGGCTCGGAGTTGACGTCGCTCGTTTCGGCGATGACCGCACCGTGATCTTTCCAAGGCAGGGCCTTCTGGCATTTAAGCCAGTGACCATGCGCGGAGCAAGAACCCCAGAGATCGCAGCTCGTGTGGCTCAGGCAAAGTTCAAATGGAAGTCAGAGATTGAGTTGATCGACGGGACCGGCGGCTATGGTTCTGGCGTCATTGATCAGCTGCTTCAGGCCGGCCACAGCCCGGTTGAGGTGCAATTCGCAGGTAAAGCCATCGATGACCGGTACGCAAACAAACGGGCAGAGATGTGGTTTCTGATGGCCGACTGGGTGAAGCGGGCCGGCGCACTGCCAAACCTCCCAGAGCTAAAGAAAGAATTGATCGCGCCGACCTATTCATTCTCAGGCGGCAAGTTTCTGCTCGAGCCAAAAGAGCAGATCAAAAAGCGTCTGGGCTTCAGCCCTGACTTAGCCGATGCGCTTTGTCTCACGTTCGCTATGCCCGAGATGCCAAGCCGCGAGGCCTCGTTGATGAGCTCGCTTTTCAATCAGCCTAAAGTCATATCGGACTGGGACCCATTCGCAGATAAGCCGTAAAATCCCAACGCACATCTATAATTTAGGACTTGTCAGCGTTGAGTAATACTCTACACTTGGCCTCAGATGTCCATTTCGATCAAGCGCGCAACAGTAGACGACATCCCCTGGCTGCTCGGTGAACTTCGAAAGTTCGCTGAGTTCTTTGGCACAAAACTATCGCTGCTCGGAAACGAAGCGATGGCGACCCATGGCCTTGAGATCATCATTCGCGACCACTTCTTTGCGATCGCTCATCACGATACGCATGGCCCGGTTGGGTTCATCTCAGGCGTTTTGTCGCCGCATATGTTCAATCCCGACATCACCGTACTTTCAGAGACGTTTTGGTGGGTGTCTGAGAATCACCGCGGGACTCGCGCTGGTTTCATGCTGTTCCAAGAGTTCAAGAAATTTGGGGCAGAGAACGCTGATTGGATCACTTGCAATCTCGAATCACATAGTCCGGTCAGCGATGAGTTCATGGTCCGAAACGGATTCAGGCTGCAAGAACGCAGCTTTTTAATGGAGCTTTGATATGGGCGGGATGCCTTCTGTTTCAAACGTACTTCAGATCGCAGCCAATCCAATCGGAGCGGCGGCGGATAAACTGCTGGGAAAGCAAATCGGAAGCGTGCTGAACCCGGTCGGATCGATGGCAAGCGCTGGCGGTAAAGGCGTTGGCGATGCAATCGAGGCGCCTGAAAGAATGAAACAAGCCGCGGAAGCTGCGGCAGCGAAGCAAGAGGCCGACGTCAATCGGCTTATCTCGGACAGGCAGTCGGCCGAGGCACAGCAGACAATGATCAAAAATCGTGACCTCTCTCGCGCAAGACAACGATCGATGGCAGCCAATGCCGGCGGCCGTTCGTCAACGATTCTGACCGGTCCGAGCGGTGTTCCGAATGGATATGTACCTGGGCGCAAGACGCTGTTGGGGCAATAGATGTCGGGATTCAAGAACGAACTCACAAAGCGAAAGCAGTTCGACATCCTCAGAGCACAGCTTGAGAACGAACGCTCATCGTTTCTGTCGCACTGGCGCGACCTTGGCGAGCATATCCTTCCGCGACGCCCGCGTTTTACGACTTCAGAAAACAACAAGGGCGACCGAAAGAATCAAAAGATCATTGACGCAACGGCAACCATGGCCGCCCGGACTCTCCGTTCTGGCATGATGTCCGGGGTCACTTCTCCCGCAAGACCATGGTTTCGTCTCTCAATTCTCTTTCCACGCTTAGTGATGTCAGCTCCTTGAAATTTCTGGCTCTTTTATGTTACAGTAACTTCGAGTGCAAACTTCATAAAAAGTATACTATACAAGGTCTCGCTAGCTATTTTAATGGTGATGGGGT